CATCTGACTTATCACCTTCCTCTCTTGCTATTTGTGCTCTTTTTTTGTTAACCCAGCTTCTGCCACTATCACCGCCCCACAACTTGTGAGCTATTAGCCCCGCGCTTGGATATCCATCCTCACCTCTGCGCCAGCCCTCCGCCTCCTCGTCCACTGCGTGACGCGCAAAAAAGCTGTACATCCGCTTAACAGTTGAGACGCTCATTGATCTCCCGTTAATGATGTCTCTAGCCCTAGCAACGCCTACGGATGTTCCTCCTCTGCTGTATTCTTTACGCCAGTCAAGTCCTTGCTGCGCCTCCTCTCTCATTCCTGCCGTTGGCAGCAGGTCAATATCAGACAAAGCTTTTTCATCCTCGTCACCTTCGTACAAGTCTATATCGTCTTCGTCCTCAACATTCTCAGAATCATCCGGCGAACCTTCGTTGATCGGAAACAAGTTTGCAGGAACAAGAAGATCATCAGCGCCGTCCATAGGGCTTAGTCCTATTAGCTCTCTTGCCTCGTTCCTTGTCATAATGCCTTGACTAACAGCTCCTAGAACGTTCTCGTATATTCTTCTCCGCCTTTCAGACAAAGCAGGAATTCTGTCAATGTCATACTCGAATTTAATATCGTCACCAAATTGCGGAACTAGCCACTCATTCAGATCGGATTGCATTTTTCTTAAATACGGTATGATGGTTTCTTCGTACAAGGCGAGCCTTGCCTCAGCTACATTGCTGTATGTCTGAGAGTCTGGAACTCCAACCAACTGAGAAGGAACGCCAAAACACATCGCTATGTCTGTTGCGCTCATGTGCTTTAGGTTTATGAAGTCCATATCTTTAGGACTCATGCCCATCTCTTTCCAGTCAAAATCTCCCTCTAAAAGCATTGGCCGGCCTGCATTGCCCGAACCAGAAAACCTCGTATTGAGATCGGTCATAAGCTGCTGCCTCTGCGAATCACTTAGCTGTACTGCATACCCTGCATCATCTTTAGGCTTGAAGACTACCGCGCCTGAAGGTCTTGCTCCATTTTCTAGCAGAGAGATATTGTGCTTTGTGACGGCGTTATGCTGATCTACTTCCATTGCTGCCGCAGACAAGGGGCTGCAACCGTAATAGTCATTCATTGGGTGCCAGAGCTTTACTTGTTTAACTTCGCTGAATCCCGTTTCCTGATCAACATAATAAGTATCTTTGACTGAGCCTCCTACTCTGTACTCGTAAGAATGAGGCATTATGCCCTTCCCGCCCTTAATGTTTATTCGGTCAGGGCGAAGCAAGTGAAGCTCCCTAGGCTGAACCATTCCAGCTTTGAGAATGTAGGTATTACCTCCGAGTAGCAAATACCCAAAAGCGGCGTTGAAAAATTCACTATAACTTTGCAGAGGGTTGGGTCTGTTAAGCAAATCAATAATTGGATGCCTTTCCAGAACTTCATCGCCAGACATAACTCTAAAAGGTACGGCAGATGCTCCTTTGGCTATTTCGTTTACGCACCTGTAAACAATGGCGTTCTTTAAATAACCTTCTTCGGCCAGATCCTCGTAGCGCATTGACTTTGGTCGGTAGCTATCTATTCCAAAATAACCGACCATTGACTCCGACTTTCTGCCAACTACCGCCTGCTTGCGCCCCAAAAATGTATCTAGTATTCCCATTAGGTGATTCTCCATGCGACTGCGCCGCGAGATTTGCTCAACTCCGATAACCCCCATACCAAAGCATCTAGCCTGTCGGGGGATGGTTTCGGCCTGTCACCTGTGTATGTACACATTTGAGACTCTAATTCTGGGAATACTCCCCTGTGGTGAACTTTGCCTTGTTCGTATAAGGCCGCAATGGGTTCCGCTCTTACCATTTTTCCCCTGCTTGCGTGTACAGACTTGTAACGCACATCTGGGTCTATGGTTCTAATGAGACGCTCAACCAAATCACCGCCATTATTGACTTCTGCAACAATTCTATCAGCATCCCACTGATGAAATAAATCAACGGAAGCCCTTCCCCACTGGTCTGGGCTGTACTTTCCTGACTTATCTTCTAGCACATAATACTCATTATTCTCATCTTTTCCTACCACTACGATTCCCGTCTCGTCAGAGTCCGCCCCGCTTGTCACCGCAGGGTCTATTGCTACAATAATATTTTTCAAGGGAGGCGGGTCTAAAACTCGCTTCGAGTCAATTAAAGATGAAGACCACAAAGCGCCCTCCGTTTGATCTATAACCTCAGCGTATAACTCCTGCCTTCCTAAGCTCGTACCTTCATATCTCTCTTTCAGCATTGCAAGGGTTGAAGATGCTAAGTTGGCCTCATTCTCAAACGTGCTGCCAGTTGTAACAATAGTGTCCTCTCTTTCTGTAAGCATTTTAATCAAGGGCGTGGGCTTCGGCGTAGTGGTAATAATACATTGGGGCTTATCTCCAAGACGCAAAGCAAACATCAACTGATCGAAAGCTTCCGGATAGCGCCAAGCCGCCAGCTCGTCGCACCAAGCTCTATGAAACTGCGGCCCACGCAAGCGATCAGGCTCTGTTGCACTGAACCCCATAATTATTGATCCGTTGTGCAAACGAATCTCTGATGCGGAAGAGTTGTACCCCTGCCCCCTGCCCTGTAGCAAGCACTCTCTTGGAAGGGTTTTAAGTATCCCTGAAACGCCCTCAAAGGCCACGCGGCGCAAATCGCCAAAGGTAGGCGTTACCACTGCGACCCTAACCGCTGGGTTTCTTAGGGCGTACAGCATCGCGTCTGACGCGCCTGTTCGAGTCTTCCCCCAACCGCGCCCAGCTAAGATCAGCCATATATGCCAATCTCCCAAAGGGGTTATCTGGTTAGGTCTGGCGGTGTTTAACCACTCAGTGTAGAGACTCGCGGAACTTTTGTGCCCTTGTTGCCGCAAGTTCGTCCAGTTGTTCCATAATCGACTGGAAGGCTTCGGGGTTGCTAACATCTGCGGATACCTTTGATATTTCTTGCGCTTGCCCTAAAGCTAATTTGCCGATTTTTTGAGCATTAGCCGTAACTTGAGAAAGCTGTCCCAGCTCTCCCGAGTCTATGCTTGGGCTATCGTATGTTGACCTTTCTATTTCTATAGCTTTTTGTAGCTTTCTGCCCACAGTTCCCAGCATGGCCTGAGCTATTTGAATGCAGCTATCATCTAGCCTTTTCGTCTCAGCCACCATTCTCTCCATACGCTCTTGGTCTATACGCTGCTGAAGCTCTGTTTGATAACGGTTTTTCTGATCTTGCCAGCCTTCAGACGCTGAGTAGTTGTAAAGGGTTGATTTTGCTAGTTCGTGCCTCTTAGCGAGCGCCTCAAGGGTCGGAAACACCCTCGCACCCTCATCATTGACATAACCGTGAATGAACTCGTCTCTTACTTTCAGCTTTATTTCATCCGCTAACATCTGCCTCTCCGCTAGTCGTATTTCCAGAACTTTCCGCCTCTTCTTGTTTTTTCAGCCTTATTTGAGACCTTGAAAGCCACGATTTACTATATTCTACATCCTTAAACAGCTTTGAAAAGCCCGTTATGTGCTTCAATCTTAGCATCTCCTCCGCTTCCATTCCAAGGTGATTGCATATTTCCTCGTCCTGCCACCCGTTATCTAGCATTTGAAAGACCATACTAGACATACCGCTAACCGAGTGCGCCCCTCTCGCTCTGTTGTGTCTTACAGTTGCGGCCATTCGTTCATTGATATTTTTCTCTATTACCACGACAGGAAGACATCCTCCCGTGCTTTCTTTTATGTCTTCGTTGTTTTTGCAGGTATAGTACCTATGAAAGCCATCGACAATAACGTATTTCTGTCTTTCCTCGTCCCATATAGTAACTATCGGCTGGGTATACCCGTCATGCTTTATTGAGGTATAAAGCAGCTTCATTTCTTTGGATGCCACTGCGTTAGGGTTGTAGTCGTTAGGCTCTACGTCATCAATCGGAACCCACCTAACATCTGAAATAGGATGCTTGGCCTGAATCATAAGCGCTGCTCTCTTTTTATGAGTCTTAAATCTTTTTCAGGCCTGCTGAAATTAACAGGCTTGCCCCTCTTGTGTTTTAGGAAATTAATCACTTCCGGCTTTGCTAAAAAGTTTATGATTTTAGTAAAATGAAAGTCATTCGCAAGGACGCAGTTAACCTCTACTTGATGGCGATAATCGACATAATCTAAAGAAATGTCTGAAAATTTTTCATCCATCCACTCGAATTTTTTACAAAACAACGATCTTGTCTCTTCCCCTTTAACT